TTTTTTTTTTTTTTTTTTATCACTTGACAGGTTGATGGGCAATTATATTTTTTAACGCGGGGCAAAACAACCAAAAACCCCTCGGACTACATCACAACCTCGCTACAGCGAGACATCAACAGAGACAATATTCTCAAATTCTGTATTCCACAAAGCTCGTGGCAACTTTGGAGCAAGTGGAGCACCTTTACCCTTCTGACCCCCCGTATGGTGGTTTACTCTCTTGAACCCGAGTATTCCATCGCACACTGACGCATAACAGTCTACAAGGCCATCTTCAGTGACCCCATACACCTTATGGAGGAAGGCTGCAAAACAGTCAGGGTCGACGGTTTCAGCATTGATTGTCATCTCTTTAAGCTCAGCTGCAGTGTACTTGTACGCACACGCCTGATTCCTAAAATCAAGGTAAGGCGCGGGCGATAACTGTTCGGCTGTCTGAAGCAGGAGTTCTCGTATCCTGACCACGTGGCGATGTTCATACGCAGCTGACAACAACTTGCCAGCCATGTAATCCTCATCCTTCACCGCTTTGTTGTTATTACAACGAACCGGCAATTTGCACACCACGCGACCAAAGGATGGAACGGGGAATGTACGTCTATAGCTTGGTACGAAACGTTTTCGCAAAAACGTTGCTTTGTCTCTCTCGTCGAGGACCTTTCCTTCAGTTTTCATACCAGACCCAGCCGCCACCTCGTCGAACGCTGCATTCACTTGCGATCGATCCTGTGAGGTGTACGTTAATCCATCATCCCCGTATACCAAAGTGGTACTCTCCGTGATACCAGCAAGCTCCAAAGCCGCGAGTGAAGTGCAAGAATTGACATACCCGTTGCCAGTGGTGGTAGTAACCTCCCCACTCCAACGCTGACCCTTCACTCGACCCTTAACACCATAGCGTGTAAATACCCTAACACTGGTGTTTGAAGCAAACTCACGAACGAACCACTTAGGCGCGCCAAGTTTGTAATAAAACATGGCTTCCCATTTTCTGACACCGGCGGGTTGTGTTCCGTCGTTATTCTTGAAATCGTTCTCAAAGACATTGCCCGAGGTGTGGTGTACTATTTCTGCTATCTCGTCTGCAGTCATACCTACACAGTAAATGACTTCATTCCCCTTGTTCCTTGGATTCTTCCTGTTCAGTTCCTCTGCAATACGACGAGACAAATAATAGACCACGGAGCCCATTACAAGATTGTACATGTCGCCTCCCTGATAGACGACGCGTGGCTGAGCTCCATCTCCTTTGACAAGAACCTCCGATTTTGCGAACACAGTTTTGTCCGTATATCCTGGCAGCGTGAAGTCCGCAGCATCCAAGCAAGCCTGTAACCTCTCCCGCTTTTGCCCGCTCATCTCATCAAGATAAGCCTTGATCGAATCGGAATCTAGGCGTATATCCTCCCGCTCATGAATTTTGTCCATGAGTAGATCGTGCCCGCGCTTAAACGCGGGGCCTACATCCAAATTCGGTGCATGATCACATCTTTTCTTTACAGCCTGAAGAGTGGCTCCTTCGCTCTGCGCAACTACCTGGATTGGGACGCCCTCAACAACAGCCCCTTTGATGGGTGCGAAGCTG